TCCGCTATGTCTGCTTCTCTGACAGAAACCACAATGTCAGCTTTACGAAAGTGGCAGACGACCGCCGGTTCCATCCCGTGAGGAACTACTTAAACGACCTGCCGAAATGGGATCAGGTGCCTCGCGTAGACGAGCTCTTTATCCGCTGTCTGCAGGCTGATGACACGAAATATGTCAGGGCAGTCACCAGAAAAACCTTAGTGGCCGCCGTCACTCGCATCTACCATCCCGGTACCAAGTTCGATACCGTTCCCGTTCTTGACGGCGCACAGGGAATCGGCAAGAGCACCATGTGGAAGTCTCTGGCAGGTGATGAATACTTCTCCGACGCCCTCTCGCTGACTGACATGGATGACAAGTCCGGTGCGGAAAAGCTGCAGGGCTTCTGGATCATTGAAATTGGCGAGCTTGCCGGTATGAAAAAGGCCGACATCGAAAAGGTCAAGTCCTTCCTCTCTACTTCGGATGACAAGTACCGTCCCAGCTACGGCAAAGTAGTCGAAAGTCATCCAAGGCAGTGTGTCGTGGTAGCTACGGTCAACGGCGAGCACGGGTACCTCCGTGATATTACCGGAAACCGTCGCTTCTGGATCGTGAAATGCCGCCAGACGGAAAATGCCGTGCGCTGGAAAATCACGCCCGAAGAACGTGACCAGATATGGGCGGAGGCCAAGTATTACTACGAACAAGGCGAGAAGCTGTATCTCGAAGGTGACCTTCTTACAGAAGCGGAAGAAGCACAGAGAAGCGCTATGGAAACCGATGAACGCCAAGGCCTCGTGGAACAGTACCTGTCAAAGCTCCTGCCGGAGAACTGGTCTGAGATGGATCTCTACCAGCGTCGGAATTTCCTTGACGGTGATGACATCACATCGACCTCCGGCACTGTGGAACGTACCGAAGTCAGCAACGCGGAAATCTGGTGTGAATGCTTCGGCAGGAACATCGCAGATCTTAAGCCCTCCGACTCTTATGCAATCGCGGCTCTAATGACGCAGGTAAACGGCTGGAAACGCACCAATTGTAGAGGTTCTCAGCCGCTTTATGGACGTCAGCGCCTGTATGAGAAAACAAAGTAATCGGGACAACCTCTGGGACAAGGACAACTTTTACCCTTTATTTAATTCAGAGAAGAAGAAATAGAAGGCCACTCAGGCACCCGCGTACACGCGCGTAGGTAAATATAGGGAAAAGCTGTCCATTTGTCCCTACTTGTCCACTTCAAGGAGGACGAATGAGATGCAGATAGATGAAAAGACAATCGAGAAAAAGCTCGTAAATACAGTGAAATCGAGGGGCGGCATAGCTCCAAAGTTTGTCTCTCCCGGCTTTGACGGTATGCCGGACAGGCTTGTCCTTCTTCCAGGAGGAGTCATTGCCTTTGCCGAGCTTAAGGCTCCGGAAAAGAAGCCGCGCCCGCTACAACTGGCAAGGCACCGGCTCCTGCGGAAGCTGGGATTCAAGGTTTACGTTATCGACGATATTTCGCAGATTGGAGGGATGCTTGATGAAATTACAAGTGACCTGTGACTGGTGTGGCAGTTCTTTTGAACGAGAAGCCGCAGCCCTGAAAGGCAAAAAGCATCACTTCTGCTGTAGAAGGTGCCTCGCGGATTTCAGTAATAAAGAAAAGAATCCTGACGGCTATGTAGCCCTCAAGGATTACACCAACATGAGCAGCCACATGGCTCAGATGAATGAGGATTTGAATCATACAAGAATGACGCCCGAAACCCGGAAGAAGCTGAGAGCGTCTCGCTTAGGAAAAGGCCGCTGTGACGGATATTCCAAGATATACAACAAAGCCGCACATCGTGTGATCGCAGAACAAATTATCGGTCGACCACTGAAGGCTGGCGAAGTTGTCCATCACCGTGACGAGAACAAATACAACAACGATCCGGATAATCTGGTCGTATTCCCGTCCCAGTCGGCACATGCGAAATATCACTATGAGACGAGATGGTTCATTTCAGAAATAAAGCGAATTGAGGGAGGAGGTGATGCCGAATGAAGTTCATACCGCACGATTATCAGAAATACGCGATTTCTTACATCGAGAAAAATCCCGTAGCTGCCGTCCTGCTTGATATGGGCTTAGGTTGAGGGCAAGACAGTGATTACTCTTTCAGCAGTAAACGACCTCTTATTTGACAGCTTTGAGGTACGACGCGTGCTGGTGGTCGCTCCCTTACGAGTCGCCCGTGATACATGGCCTGCGGAGATCCAGAAATGGAGCCACCTTGCCGGTCTGACCTTTTCGGTCGCAGTCGGGACTGCCAAGGAGCGCCGGGCGGCACTTATGCAAGGCGCGGATATCACGATTATCAACCGTGAAAACCTGCAGTGGCTGATCGACGAGTCCGGGTTCCCGTTTAGCTACGATATGGTGGTTATCGATGAGCTTTCATCCTTCAAGAACCACAAGTCAAAGCGCTTCAAATCCCTGATGAAGGTACGACCGTTCATTCACCGTATTATCGGCCTGACCGGCACCCCTTCCTCCAACGGTCTCATGGATCTGTGGGCAGAATTCAAGGTGCTGGACATGGGAGCCCGGCTCGGTCGCTTCATTACACAGTACCGGACGAACTACTTCATGCCGGACAAGAGAAACGGCGAGATGATCTACTCCTACAAGCCGCTGCCCTACGCAGAGGATGCCATATACCGGAAAATCTCGGATATCACGATTTCCATGAAGTCGACCGACCACCTGAAGATGCCTGAGCTGGTTTCTTCGCAATATGAAGTCCAACTGTCCGAATCCGAGCGTGACCGGTACGAGGATCTGAAGCATGAACTGATCCTGCAGCTGCCGGGCGGAGAAATCACTGCCGCCAATGCAGCATCCCTCACCGGGAAGCTCGCCCAGCTGGCCAACGGCGCAATATATGCGGATACCGGCGAAGTCATCGAATTCCACGACCGGAAACTGGATGCTCTGGAGGATATCATCGAAGCCGCCAATGAAAAGCCGCTTCTCGTGGCCTACTGGTTCCGTCACGACCTCAGCCGGATCAAGAACCGCTTCAATGTCCGGGAGATCAAGACAAGCCGCGATATTGCTGACTGGAATGCGGGAAAGATTCCTGTGGCAGTCATCCATCCCGCTTCTGCCGGGCACGGCCTCAACCTTCAGGCTGGCGGTTCCACCATTGTCTGGTTCGGCCTGACCTGGTCTTTGGAATTATACCAGCAGACAAACGCCCGGCTCTGGAGACAGGGTCAGGAGTCCCGCACCGTCGTGATCCAGCACATCATCACGAAAGGCACCATCGATGAGAGGATCTTGAAAGCCCTCTCCAAGAAGGAGATGACACAGTCCGCACTGATCGACGCTGTCAAAGCCGAGGTGGTGTGATGGCCGACCCATACGAGAACATCGCCAACGGAGTAGTGCTGCAGGCTGTGAAGGATTACCGGGACGCCCTGAAACGCCTGAAGAAGAAGCCGAGCAATAAAGCCGCTATGGCAGATGCAATGGAATGCGAGCGGTTCTTCCGCTCCGGCTGGTACAAAGCACTCACGAGTGTGGACGGCGAGTACCTGATACAAAAACTACGAGAGGAGGCGAAAGCCAAATGACAGTAAAAGAATATCTCCATCAGGCATATCGCCTTGATCAGAGAATCAAGTCCGACACGATGGAAGCCCAGAACCTTCGGGAGATGGCTGGCAGCGTGTCCGCAATACAATATGATAAAGACCGCGTTCAGACATCAAGGAATACCGACGCACCCTTTGTCCGGACGCTTGAGAAGCTCTGGGATCTGGAACAGAAAATCGCACGGGAGCTTGAGATGCTATCTGACCTGAAGAAACAGATCCGGGAAGTGATTGAGGCGGTTCCGGACACGGACGAGCGCATAGTACTCAAGTACCGGTACATCCACAACTATACGTGGGAGCAGATTGGCATGGAGCTTTGTGCAGACGCCCGCACCATACGGCGATGGCACGGCAAAGCCCTGCTGCATGCTTCCGTACCGGAGAACCCTATCATCATATGAAAAGCGCCCGAAATGTCCGCATTTGTCCTAAGATGCCCACCTACCCTTTATGGTAGTATATAATCAGCGAAAAAGAATAAAGAACGGCTGAACGCACAGCCGCACGAGCCTTGTGGGTACACACCCGCAGGGCTTTTTCTTTGCCCGAAAGGAGGCGCGGCTTATGCCAATGAAACCAAAGAGACCGTGCCGCTTTCCCGGCTGCCCGAACCTGACCGACGGTGTTTACTGCGAGGAGCACGCCAAGATCATGGAACAGCACTACGAGAAGTTCCAGCGCGGCTACTCTCCCGGCAAACGCTACGGCAGGTCTTGGAAACGAATCCGTGACAGGTACGTCCACAAGCATCCGCTCTGCGAGCAGTGCCTGAAGGAAGGACGATACGTTGCGGTTGAGGAAGTCCATCACATCATTCCTCTCTCCGAAGGAGGAACAAACGATGAGTCGAACCTCATGAGCCTCTGTCGTTCGTGCCATGAAAAAATTCATCGCGAGCGCGGCGACCGGTAGGGGCGGTCGAAATCTCTAAAACCGATTTGCCCGGAAAACGGCGCGGGGTCTTCTTCGCAAAAATTGCAATTCAAACGGGGTATTAAACCCAGCCCGATAAGACAAGGAGTGATTGACGTGGCAAAAGACGGAACCAATCGCGGCGGGCGGCGTGTAAA